ATGTTAAAGAAACAAGATTTTTATTTTGATTTACCTGAAGAACTTATTGCACAAACTCCACTAGAAGATAGGTCATCATCAAGACTTATGGTTATGGATAGAGAAACTGGAGAGATTGAGCATAAGCATTTTAGAGATATTACAGAATATCTTAATGAGGGAGATTGTTTAGTTTTAAACGAAACAAAGGTACTCCCAGCTAGATTGATTGGTGCTAGAAAAGACACAGGCACTAAGGTTGAAGTTCTCCTTTTAAAAAGACTTACTGACGATACTTGGGAAACCCTTGTTTATCCAGGTAAAAAAGCTAGAGTTGGTCATGTTATTGAATTTGGCGATGGACTTTTAGAAGCAGAAGTTGTTGATATTGTTGAAGAAGGCAATAGAGTTGTTAAGTTCCACTTTGATGGTATATTCGAGGAACTTTTGGATAAACTTGGTCAAATGCCTCTCCCTCCATATATTAAAGAAAAGTTGGAAGATAAGAACCGTTATCAAACTGTATATGCTAAAAATGAAGGTTCAGCGGCAGCTCCAACTGCCGGCTTACACTTTACACCACAGCTTCTTCAACAGCTTAAAGATAAGGGCGTGAAAATAGCAAAACTTACACTTCATGTTGGTCTTGGTACATTTAGACCAGTTAAGGAAGATGATATTCTTGACCATAAAATGCATTCCGAATTTTATATGATTGATAAGGAAAATGCTGATATTATAAATAACGCAAGAGCAAATGGTGGTAGAATTATTGCTGTAGGTACTACAAGTACAAGAACTTTGGAATCTATTGCAGAAGAAGATGGCTTTATTCCGGTAAAAAGTGGCTGGACAGATATTTTTATCTACCCTGGCTATAAGTTTAAGGCTATAGATTGCCTTATAACTAATTTCCATTTGCCAGAATCAACACTTATTATGCTTGTTAGTGCTTTCTCTACAAGAGAAAATGTGCTTAATGCTTATAAGTGTGCTGTTGAAGAAAAGTATAGATTTTTCTCATTCGGTGATGCTATGTTTATGGTAACCAGTACACCAAAAACAGGCAAATTCAGGGATTAGAGATTGGGTTGAATAAACAGATAACTGAATTATTTACTCAAAATCGGTTTAAATTACCCTACTTTTACAAAAGTTTGAGTGAATAAAAATTATATATTTTGTATATTAATAAAAAGGAGATTGCTTGAAATAGGCAATCTCATTTTTTGTGTTAAAAACTCAAGAAAGTGACTTACAGAGTTTTAAAATCATCCTATTGTTCGTAAAAATATTTACTACCATAGATTATCTTCTATTTATAATCTGTTATTTTGAAATTTATTTGTAATTTTCTCGATTAACAGTTACTATCCCTCAAAAAGAAATGTAACAATTTCTAGCAACAATATAGTGAATACACACGAGAAAATTAAATATATTATATTTTCTATATTTTTAAATTTTTCAATTAATAATTTTGCTATTTCTATAAAGCTTTTATTTTCGAATATAAGAGTTAAATCAAAATATTCCCCAATAAATAGTGCAATAGTTACACCAATCATTGATGAGTATACATTTGTCTGTTGACCATTAATTATTATCTGCAGCATTAAGTGAACACTAACACCTAACATACTAAGTATGTTGCATAAATTTCTATGGTTTGATGATATATTATCTAGCTTTAATATTTTTACAAAAAAATTGTTGTACAAATTTTGTACACCGTAAATTGCGGGTATCAATATTAAACTCGAAAATATTATTCCTATATAAGTTGATACTTCAACATTAAATAAAGTATAAAATATTAATACGATATATAGCATAAATTCAAAAATACTAATAGAAATAGCCTTATATATAGCATTAATTTTATTATTTACTTTCATTATTTTTGCTAAACCGATATCTATAACCAGCATAAAAACTAGCATAATTAAATATTCTTCCATGCTTTATGTCTCCTTTACTATATTAATGGTTATCTTACGAACATTAGATTTGTTCATATTATACACTATATTTTGATAACAATCAAGTCGTAATATTAACGAATTGTGATTATTTTTAAAAAGCTATTTTAGCACCTTCTGAACGATATTTACTCTATATATTTGGTAAAATTCATTTTTGTGCAATTTGCACAAAAATTTAACTTGAATATAAAAATAAAGGGGTGCAGCCAAAGCTACACCCCAAACCTATTGAGTATTTATTTTACACTTACACTAATTAACTTAGTTTCCTTATCATAACCGATACTCACAATATCTGACAAGTCTCTAATTTTTATATAAGTATAGCCATCTTTGTTTATGGCATTAACAGCCTTGACTTTGCCATTGATTTTTATGTTCTGCTTCACAACTTTTTCCTCCCCTGCAATTTTATTTTTAACGCTGTTTTTGAATGCGATAAAATCAGCATTTGCGCTCTTGTTAGGACCGTTAGGCGCCCACCATAACGGGCAAGCCTTTTTTGTAACGTCGTAGTGTCTTATAATATCTGTAAGCGGGTTAAAGCCGTATCGCTTACAAATATCTGCACACAATTCAATCAATGCCTCTAATGTTTTATCATTAAATTTTCCAGTGCCGTCTGGGTGACAGCACTCGATTGAGATAGTGTAGCTGTTAGCTTGGTTCGTACAATAGCTTATCTCGTTTTCGGGGATAAGTCTAAGTATTTCTCCGTTTAAACCTATTATGTAATGCGAGCTTACATAATTAGAACAGCTTGCAAAGTAATTTCGGTTGCCTTTTGCCGAACTGCCTGCATTGCCTACATAATGTACAGCAATCTTACTTGGCTTAATTTTTGTGCCAGGCCTGTGATATTTGCTGATTGGCAAATAATTATTTGTTATGTTCATTTTTAATCACTCCTCGCTTTTATTATTTTTATTATCTCTAAGCTGTAATAGCACGTCCTTAAGCTGTTCTGGAATTGGTAAGTAAGGACTTACGTTCTCTAACAAGCTAACGCCTTCGTTAGCAATAAAAAATGTTATAACAACTTCTCTAAGTGGCAATTGTCCACCCATTAATTTATCCAGCATTACCGCACAAACTACAACTGTATAAATCATAACCTTTTTAATAATCCCTTTAAAGCCTATAGAGCTGCTTAATGTTTTGCTTAAGCAAGCATTAAGTACGCCTGTTATATAATCTAAAACCGTCATACAAATTAATGTAATGAATAATATGTCAAATCCACCAAAACAATAGCTTAAAATGCCACCTACAAAGCCAAAAATTAAACTAAACACATTAAAAAATTTTTCCATTTTACTCTACCTCCTTCACTTCATCGTTACTATCATCACTCGCACTGTCATAACTATTTACAACAGAAGCTGTATTTGTTGTGGTATAAGTAATGTTACTATCTTGCCCATAATTATATACAGCCTGCCTTTTGTTTTGCACGGTGATATTAATTTTCGTTGCTCCAATGTTGCCACCAACCACAATGCTCATATTACCTTTAATCCTTGTAAAATCTATGTGTCTACCTGTGTATGTACTACCCCAAAAAGTATTATCTTTAATTCTTATTTGAGTCATATCTGTTAAACTGTTAGGATTATCAACCGTTATCACGCCGCTTGCCTTTCCGTCAACACCTATGCAAGCAGTCATATCATTTAAGTCAAATAAACAGCTTGAAATTTCAACATCAGATATAATTTGGCTCTTGATAGAATAGAACTCTATCAAAGGATAACTACTTGATACTTTAAGAGCGGTAGAATTTCGTTTAAGCTGCATATCTTTAATTCGTACATAATTATGTTTAATAGAAAAAATATAGCCACCAGTTGTATTTATAAGCTGTGTTGCTCCACCAGACCCCTCTATTGTTACAGGTTTTTCAAGCACTAACGGTGCTGTTACGTAATAAGTACCAGCTATAAGATGTATTATACTGCCTATTGGTGCAGCATTGATTAAGTTTTGTAACTTTGCTGTATCATCTGCATCTGTAGAACTACACACCGCATCTGCATAATGCTTATTGTCGCTGTCCCTTGCAGCAACAACATAACAATACTTAGATAAATTAGTCAACTTCTCTTGTTCTGTTTTGTTCATAAATACATAATCAGTACCATTTGTAGTAATGTTGCTTATACTGTGCGTATGGCTAGTGTTAGCTTTGCCCGCAAGTGCCGTATATACTCCACCACTTGTAACAAGATTTGTATCTCCACTTTTTGGAGAAGTCACAACACCCTTTGTTGCTGCTGTACCAAGATTGATTATGTCGCTAACATTATGGGTATGGCTATTGTCAGACTTGTGACTTAATGCTGTATATACTGCCTCGCTTGTTACAAGGTCAGTAATACCTGCTGTTACAGAAGTTGTAACATCTTTAACAGCAGCACCCCCTAGCCCTAAATTAATCCTAGCTTGTCTTGCTGTTGTAGCTCCTGTTCCGCCGCTGGCAATAGAAAGCGTGCCTGTTATTGTGCTGTGGGTATGTCCCACATCAGCTTTGTTATTCAACAAGTCAACAACAGAATCGCTACCGATTTTAAGTTCTGCATCGGCTTTTATAGTGCTTGCATTAATTGTAGTAGCTGTTAATTTAGGCACCTTAATTCTTGCATTTTCCCCTCTGCATACTACTTGTTCCCCATATAAATCAACATAGTTACTGCCGTTCTTATCTATTCTAGCAACAATGCCTGCATCAGGCTCTACAGGAACTGGCTTTCCTGTAACATTGTTGCTGTACGCACCTACGATTAACTTTCTGCTGTTATCATCTGTGCCGGCACTACCATCTATTGTTATAGCACCTGTTGCTTCATTAAAATGCAGTGCTTTATCATACCCACTAAGTTCAATGTCCCCAGTTTTAGTTTTTAAGCTGTCTACAACATATATAGTACCTCCTGTTAGTTTGTCTGCGTGCAAATCAGGAAATTCAGCTCTACCATCAGCTAACACTCTAGCTATAGTAGTGTCTGCAGATATATCATCTTCTGTTAAGTTGCTACCACTTTGGCAAGGGTCAGTATCCACAAAGTTAATACCACCCTTAACAATTATAGAATTGTCGGTCCTAATGTGCATGCCGTCTATATCAGCATATTTCTTGCCTGTGTTGTCTGTATAACTAGGCGTTGTAACCTTGCCTAAGCTCTTGTTTATAATGTCTAATTCATTTTTTACAGCGTTTGAAATAGGCTTATTTAAGTCACTTGTATTGTTTACATTTCCTAAACCAATCTGTGATTTAGTAACTTTATGGGGATTACTTGTGCTATCAACGTGAGATTTTAATTTTGTCTGTAATTCCGTTATACACTTTTGTACCTTGTTCCAAAACCAGTTAAAAACTGTCGCTGGTGGCTTATATCCACCTGTAAACCCTTTCTCTTTTAATTCATCTGTCGGCTCTATACCTTCATTTTTCCATTCCGGAATTTTATTATTAAAGTCTAATGCCATTTTTGCACCTCCTAAATTGGTAAAATTGGTTCATTCTCATCACTACTTAAATAACCCAGATAACCTCCATCGTCTCCACCTTCAGCATTACAAAAACCTTTAGCAGAATCATATTCGTTTTCATTATCAGAAAATTCAAATGTACCTTCTAAGTTTAATGAATCCATTCTTATGCATATTGGAAGAAGCGTTTTAACAATCTGCGTAACTTGCTTAACTGTCATTCCTGAAACATTTAAAATATCCAAAGGTAGAGTAATCATTTTTATTTCACATGGGTTATCTGTTTCTTCAATATGTACTTTTTCAGCAGAACAACCAAATGTCAAGCACAGGCTTTTTAATATACTAGGGTATGAGCCATTGCTTAAGATACGCATTAATTTAGCTTTTATCATAAGCAAGTATTGTTCATCACTAGCCAAACCTCGTGCCTGACCTATTCTGTCACCGTATCTATCTAAAGTTTTTCCTTTAGCATTATCTAAATCTAATATTTCATAGACATCGTATAAATCTTCCAGATGTTTTTCAACAGAAAGTCTATGAATTTCAAGAATTTTAAAATTATTACTGCCTTCACTTTTGTCAAAGGCGTCAGGTAGATTTTTAACCAAGTTATCATTATTAAAGTCAATCATTAATCTACCACCTCGACTGTTACACTGTTACAACTTACAACTTCCCATTCTTTTACTGTAATATTTTTAGAACCAAAACTTTCTCCGGCTTTTGCCAATTTCAATTCTGTTACTTCATCAACACCTGCTACAGCGTGTATCTTACCGTATAGAGATGTTAAAATTACACTTTCACCTACACCTAATCCGTTTATGTATGTTGTTAAATTATTTTCTATATCTTCTGTTCCAATACTCCCTTCATACGACGGGTCTACTCTTATTTTAACTAATACATTAACTGCAATCTTTTTTGTGTGACTAAAATTTATAATGTGCTTATATCCACCGTCATCAATAACAGTTTCACTTATATCTCCAAAAGTTTTTATTCCTATGGGCTTTTTATTATGAATTGTTTCTGCAATTTCGGCGTGATAATTTTCTCCACCGTTTACAAAACACTCAAATGAAAAAGCTGGTCTACCATCATTGTCGGTTTCTGTTGTATCGTTGATGATTACACCAGCACCGGTTACTGTTGGCACTCTCATTAGTGCTGCCCTTATTGAGGATTCTGTACAAGCTCCAGCCCCTTCTCGTGCCAATTCAAATCTTTTCCTTAGTTCATAATCTGTTTCATCATCTGTGCCTAAACTTACAAGCTCTATCCCCTGTACTCCACTTATATCAGCAACAGGATTAACTACTTTGTTAATTGTTTCTATCTCTACATTACCTAATGTGCCAGTTTGAGTACACCATACATTTATTGTACATTCACCATTAACAATTTCTACATCGGCAGTATTGTAAAAGTTTATACCTGATGCAGTACCTACAAGAAAACCGACAGGTACTATGTAACCGTCTGTGCCATTTACCTTTACATTATAAATAGCTGATGTAGCAGGATTTCGTGATATTCCTACAAAAGTGCATAATCTGTCAAGACTTACACCACTTGCTGTATTTGGAAAAATTGAGTAGTAAATATACTCTGCTTCTTCCTCAGCTTCAGCTAAGTCAAAAGCATTTATCCTTATAAATTTACCCAAAGGAGTTAATTCAGAGGTGTCTATATCTTCTCCAAACAATTCCTTAGCTTTTTGAATTTTTTTATTCACAATTTCATCATAAGTTAGTCTTTCAAAACCTTTTGATGTTAAAGGCATAATAATCACCTCCTAGTATTCATTACTTCCAGATACTACATCGTCACTAGAATTTTTTGCAGTAAAGCTTATCGTAAGTTTTCTGTTTTTACTATCAAAATCACAAGTAAACATTTCTAAAACAAAAGAGCTGTCAACTTGTTGCAGCCCTTGAATTATCTCGTTTCTTATTATATTTTCATCTTTCTTTTTGCCTAAAAGGTTATTAAAATCAATACCTTCACCTACATTTAGAAACCATTCTGTCTTATTAGTACCTAAGGCAGTTTTAACGGTCTGATTTATAAGGTCCACACCATCAATCATTTTGATTTTATTTTTTTCAATAATTACATCGCCGTTATTATCTAAAGCAAAACCCTTCATATATAATCACCTCACACATACTCTACAGCTGAAACACCCATAATAACAACGCTATCACTTAGGCTGTGATGTCTACCCGTATTCGATAAAGCCATATTACCATTTCTTGCTTCTGTAATGTCCCTTTCACACACACCACAATAAACAGTATCTCCGGTTTTTAATTCAGTTTGAGAAATTGTAACTTCTTGTGTTGCTTTATCAACTTTGTAAACATATCTGTAAGGACATAAAATAGGTACATCTGTTAATACTGCTGTACGCTGTGCTTTTTCTCCGTATACTTTATACATAATAAGAGGTTGTATAGTTGCTGTGTTAAAGTTTATTCCAACAATTTTACCAATAAAATTTGTGTGATTATCCATAATTCTTTGGTCTATCATACTGTTTATTGTTCTTTGAAAACTGCTTGTATCTATAGTAAACACCTCCTACCAAAGTCTACCGTAGCCAACAAGATGACCACCATAACTTATATCTGTTTCTTTTACTCCGCCACCTTTATAACAATGTAGCATTTTATTACCACTTGTATAGATGCCAATATGGTTTCCTTTAGTACCGTTATTAAAGAATATAATATCTCCTTTTTGTCTGTTTTCAGCTGCAACTTTCGTGCTCATATTGTAAAGCTCTTGTGCAGTTGCATATCCAGTAACCTTACTCTGTACGCCACTTTCTGTAAAAGCTTTTACAACAAAATGAGAGCAATCCAAACCTTTTGAAGAATTTCCCCCCTCTTTGTAAGGAGTACCTTTATATTTCTTTCCAGTAGAAATTACTTTTTTGGCTTTATCTTCTGTAGTTTTTGCTGTTTTGTTATTTTTCTCTTTTTCTTCTTTGTAAGATGTAATATTTCCAATAGCTTCAAAAGAAGTAGTAGCTTCTCCGTCAGAGTAGTTATGTTCTCCTTTTCGTACCCGAAAAGCACCTTTTGTTTCCCTGCTACTTAAATTTACTATTGCAGCAGTGGTGATTCTGTGTTGCAAAAGCATTTTAACCTTATAGCCGTCTATTGCATCAACATAATCTTCAGCATTAATCTCGTCTGTGTAATGTTCAGGACTGCCTATAAGCCCTGTGTCCTCATTTACAGTAAAATTAATATTATCTCCGTCTTTGATATATCTGGCATATATACGACCTTTATTGGTATATACAGATACGCCACATACCTCGGCATATTTTTTAATTTCTTCTCTCAAACAACCGTCAACAGTAACACTGCTTGTATAGGTCCAATCTCGCCTCATATTAAATACAGCTATAGGAATTTTTAGCTTTGAAATTAAGTCTTTTAATATTGTACTTGCTTTTGTATTTTCCTTATATGTTACATTTGTAATAGTTTCTGTACCAACGCAATCCCAACAGGTTATAGTTGTTACTTTGTCAACATCTTCATATCCCGTTTTAACATTGTCTATAAAACCACTAAAAATAACACCTGTATCACCTTTGTACCCTGCTTCAATAGTGATTGCAGCATTTCTTTTTAGGTTATTTATAGTGTTACTTGAAAGATTATATACTGTAATATCAACCTCTTTTGCTTCTAAATTATCGTCAAAAGGTACCGTAAATTCAAAATCTATTTCATCAGATTTTAAAGTTACATTTCCACTTTTTATTACAGCTTTTGACCCAAACATTCCATTTGGAATATCTTCATAGCTTTTCAAATTGTTTAAACCAACTTCTATGGCCTTAACAAGATGTGAGCGTCTATCTGTAATATTTTCACTTTTTACTAACCTACTTCTATTCAATACTATCACTTCCGTTATCAATCAAAAGAAAAACCGTTTCATTAAAATTTTCACTTGTTACTGTACAATTTTCGTTACTCTCGTCATATGGTACAATTCTAATAACAGGGTATTTACCACTTACATAAATATCCTTAAATAATGGCACTCCATAGACAATAGGTTCACCTGAACATATTAGCTCTCTATCTTTTGTAAGGCTTAAAGTAAACATATCAGCAAATTCATTGTAATTAACACCTATTTCAAATATTTCTCCACCAAGTGTTATGTCAAAGCTGTAAGGTATCAAATTTTTGTTGATTTCAATTCTGTCTTTTTTCACAGCTACTTCTTTTCCTCCTTACTGCCATATAACCATGTAGCTTCAACACCATATTGTGTAATGTTGTTTTTATCCTTTTCCTTGTAGCCCATAAGTAATTTTGCACCAATTTTTAAAGTCTTTGCATCACCTTTTCTCGTAAATGCAGTAGGGTTATTGTCTATAACCCATTTTACTGTACTTCCAAGTTCTTTATAGTTTTTATTTACAAGCGTCCAAACATTATCACCTTTTTTTACTGTGTGATATACAGCATTTCCAGTTCCTTTACTAACCTGCTGTGTCCCAGCTTTTTCACTAGCTTTTGTTTTTCCACTTTCCTTGTTTGTGCTATAAGAATTTTGTGCAATTCTTACTTCTTTTAACTCCATATCAAAATCCAACCCACCTGTATTAGTACTTGGGTGGGTTGAGTTGAAGGTCTGTATTTGCATGTTTTTAAGGATATTTCTACCACTATAGGTTATAAGCGAACCTTTATTCTCTAGTTCATAGATTTTAGCTAAAGCCTCGTGAGATTTTAATGTGTCTGTATCAACTATCTTACCTGATATAGACAAGGTAACAGGTTCTCTTTTAACATTATCGGTTATATCTATACCTTTTTCACAAGGATGGTCCGTAGATTTAATATTTCTACCAACCTTTTCATCTATAACATGTATCCATATATTATTTAAAAGTGCCATATTACCACTCCCTTATAGGCTTGTTTCTATTACCAAAATCATTCATAAATTCTTCGAATGCTTCTTTTACAGCTTTCTTTGTACTTCTAGCTGTTTGTCTACTATTATCTCCACCATTTACTGTTATGTTAAAATTACAAACATATGTGTTGTCAGAATTGTTTGTGCTTCCTAAAGTAGGAGAGTTTTCAGGAGTATACGCACCTAATATACTGCCTGTTTTTTGCCATAAACCTAAAGCTCTGCCACGCTTGTTTTGTGTAAGAGGTATTGCCATTTCTGCTCCTGCTTCACCAAAGATACTAGGCTTTGTAGCTATACCACCGTTAGCATATCCATGACCTTGATATGCCTTTGCTAATGAGCCGTATCGTGACACGGCATATCTGACAGAAGCAAGTATATTACTTAGTGGGTCATAGATATTTTTATTAAATCCCGGTCTTGCGTAAGCATTAAATGTTGGGTCAATAACCTGCATTAATCCCTTAGAAGGAGTACCTTTTTTGGCGTTACTATCCCACAGATTTATAGCTTTTGGATTACCGCCACTTTCAGTTTGCATTTGATACAATGTTCTTTTAACATTTGCATCGCTATACTGACCTTCCATTTTTAAAGCCTTTATTACAGTAGACCTCCATTGTTCTACACCTGCCGCTGGATTATAATTTGCTAAGCTTAAAGCTCCAAATTCATCAAACATCTTCTTGACCCAGTTTGTCATTTCTCCACCTACAGTAGATACAAGTCCTTTTCCTATGTTTAATACAGTACCTTTTAAGCCGTTATAATTAACATACTTTTGTGTCACTGCACTAACCAAACCACCAGCATTATCCATATAATCCCATATATCAATGTTGCCTTTGGCATATCTAAATGTCGGATTTTTTCTACCCATTACCTGTGCAGTATTTTCAGCAGATAAAACTTTCATACCAACAGGGGCGTTAGGTATAAATACATTTTTACCTTTTGGAATAAATGTATTACCATTAGGCATTTGCACTAATTCAGCACCCCTGCCGTCGTTTACAAGAGCATTACCGCCTTTATGGCCATCTGTACCTTTTGCGTATGGAGTCCAACTTGTTAATCTCTTTGAAGAACCTAATTCCTGTAAAATCCAATTTGCACCACTAAGCAATTTGTTTACTGGAACAGCAGAGGCTATAACTGCTTTTTTCCATATTTCAACTAAAGCAGTTGATAAACTTTCCCCTGAACTTCTTAAAGCATCTCCCATTTTTCTAGGCAATTCAGATACTTTTTGTACTATCTCGTCTATATTTTTATTTACTAAAGTTGTTATAGACTCTATACCACTTGCACTTTTAAGAGAATTGAACAAACTTTCAATTCTACCAAAATCACTGATACTAGAAATACTACTATATAACTTCGCTACAGCTTCACCAAATGTAGGTAAATTATTGCTTAGTCCATCAAAATCCTTTTCTCCGGCGAACCACTGAAAAACTCCACCTGTATTTGGAACATTTCCTATATCTTTTAAAGACTGAAATAATAATTTAGCATTACTAAACCCATTAGCTGGTAATCCTGAAACGATTGCAAAAAAGCCAACCGAATTATATGCAAAATCCGTTAATGCTGTGCCTAACTCACTAAGATGTATACCACCTGTAAATTTACTAATAAGACTATTTCCAGCTAGTTCCAACACAAAGCCACCTATTGCCGTAAAGAAACTGCCTATACTCTTAACATCTACACCCTTAAACATAGATAAAGCTGGTTTCAGTGAAAGCACAAAAGCTGTAAGGTTTATCCCTATAGCTGGTAATGAATTTGTAACGCCTTCGCCAACTCCACCAGCTAAAGAACCAATCATTTTGCCTACTTGCTTAAATATATTTGCTAAAGTGTCTCCTCCTGATGACATAAAATCATCAAAGCCAGGGATTTTAGATAGTGCACCAAAAGCCGTAATAATACCAGTTACTCCAGTAAGAACTAGGGCTATATTAGCAAGTCCTAATAATACAACAGGAATAGGTATAGTTCCAACAATACCCGCAAATACTGCTAAGACAGAGCCAACAGTTCCTAGTACACCAATCATAGCCGTAAATTCCAACATCTTTTTTATACCAAAGTCAGTAGATGAAGAAATTGTTCCTACAACTAAATACAAAGCAGACATACCAGCTATCATTATTGCCATATTAGCCAATCCTTTAACGACTGTTAATACAGGAATGTTCCCAACTATACCTGATAAGCCTGCTAAAGCCGTTCCTACTACACCAAGAATTGTTATAGCACTTGCAACCTTAATTAAAGACCTCATATCAGATAAATTCGCAATATATGGGGATACAGCCATTACAGCTGTTGTTATAAGTGTAAATCCACCAACGATAATTGCTATATTGGCCATACCTTTCAAGACAGTTTTGACATTTGCTTTAGCTATATTTTTTAGTGGGTTTGTAATGTTACTTACTTCTTCATCTGATTTTGAGAAAAGACCAGCAACACTTTTCAGTCCCATAATAAGAGGTTTTACAGCTTTAAAGGCGACTAAGCCACCCAGTAAATAAGGTATTACTTTTGCTATTACATTGGCGTTTTTAATAAATTTTTCTCCAAATTTACTAAGTGATGGTATTTGTGTACCGAATGTTTCTACAACTGCTTTTCCTATCTGTTTTACTACGCCAGGTAATTCTCTTTTCAAAACTCCGATAATTACTGGCGTTGACTTTATTAACCCAGTAATTAAAGATGTTGCAGCATCTAATAACGGAGGTAATAAAGTACTTACTAAGCCAGGCAATTCAGCTTCTACATAAGGAGCAAGTCCAGTTATCAGACTGCCCACGCCTTTCAATCCCTTTTCTATAGCCGGCATTACATTATCACCGAAAGTTTTAGCACTTTCTACAAGATAGCCCAAACATTGGTCAAAACTATCACCACCGACAACAAGGCTTGTCATGAGATTGCCCCATGCAGACTGCATAGAAGCAAAAGAACCTTGTATAGTTTTACTTGCTTCGTCTGATGTTGTACCTGTAATATCTAAGCTATCTTGAATAGCATGTATTGCCAATATAATATTGCCAAAACTCATATCATTGGCTTTTACAGTTTTATCTATTTTAGAGGCATCTTTTATAAGGCGTTTCATTTCCTCTTGTGTACCACCATAACCCAGTTTTAAGTTATCAAGCATTGTATAGTTCTGTTTTGCAAAACCCTGATAAGCATTTTGAATACTCTCCATGTCAGTACCCATTTTGTTTGCATTATCTGACATATCTACTATTGCCTTATCAGCATAAGATGCAGCTTTTTTAGTATCGCCACCTAAACTCGCAATCAAACTGGCTGAAAATCCAGTTACTGTTTCCATATAGTCATTGGCAGAAAGTCCAGCTGTTTTAAAAGCCTTATTAGAATTGTTTAAAACTTCTTTTTGAGCAGACATTAAACTTTCATATTTCTTTTTAACAGCAGTTGTGCTTTTCCCTGTACTTTTTGCGTAATCCTCTATTGAACGACCACCTGCACCAAATAATGTTTCTACACCACCAATAAGCTGTTCAGTATCTGAATAAGCTCTAACTGATAACCCAACTAATGTAGCAACGCCTGTTGCAGCAGCACCTACACCGGCGGCAGTTGTCTTTACTGCCGTTTTTGCTACAGTACCTGCAACTGACCCTACCTTTTTAAGTCCGGCTGTTACTTTGTTAAAACTTGTGTTGCTTATATCTTTAAATGAATTTTTCAGTTTATCTGCTTCATCTGTTGTATCGCCTACACTTTTTTTAACTTGTTCAGTCTGTTTTCTAGTTTTATTTAAACCATCATCGTTGCCTAAATCTTCAAACTGCTTTTTTAAACCGTCTACATCTGATGTTACTCCTCCAAATTTCTTTTTGAGGTTTTCGATATCTTGTGTTATTTTTGTGAGAGATGATAATATATCCTTACTGTCGATGCTTATTTCAATCACATCTTGTCTTATTACTTCTTTTGCCAAACTCTCACCTTCCTTTATTTCTTAAATTTCTGGTTATCTTGCTTAATCTTAAAATCAAGTGCCACGTTTGCCATTTCAATTTCCAACGGTGACATCTTATAAAAAACAGTATTGTAATCAAGCCCAGAAAACACTAATCTATAAAGTGGCCAATCATCTCTTACTCTTTGTGTCAGTTGAGCCTTCGTCAGATTCTTCTTGAAAAGTACCGTTATTAACTTCTCCTAAGAAAGCAATAACTTCATCTAATTCCTTTGCATCTTCAAAGTCATCTAATGTTTTCTTAGGTGTAACAAGTACATTTTCTAATAAATACTCTGCAATCTTACGCATACTTGTTGTCTGTGTGCCGTCAATGTAAGTTCTATCTACAGCATCATATCTACTGCCAAAGCCATTAAACTGTGCTGTGTATTCTGTGCCATTAATCTTCTTAGTTACCTGTGTAAATTTCTTCATAATATAAATCCTCCTAAATTCTTATATTAAAAAAGGGAACACTAAATGTCCCCTCTTATCAAATACTTATAATGTTCTTTCTGTTGTTAAATCAAAAATCTGGAATTCAAATTCAACATCTTCGGCTTCATTACCCCTAGATATTTCAGGGTAGTTTTTAATATTAGCCATAGTACCACCGGACCTTTCTCCCAATGATTTATTTGTGTACCAAAACGGAAATGGGTCAGACTGCTTTGCTAAAGACATCAACATTGAAAACTGTGGACTTGTCACCTGCACAGTTAATGTTGCACTACCTAAAGAATTATTTATTTCACTTTTTACAACATCACCCTGTGCTCCTACTGAAGTAGAAAAGAATTCCTCATCTTTTTCAACAGACAACATATCTTCACCAAAGCCTGTAATATTAACGCCATTTACTGTTACTGTTGTGTCTTTAGCATTATATTTTGCAAATAACATAACTTTGCACCTCCTAGATATTAATTGTACCGTTTACTGTTACTGAATGTATAGCTCCGGCTAAATCAAATGTAAATTTACCTTCCATATACTGTCTTTTTTCTCTATCACTAGCTTTAGTATCAGTTCTTCTTGCAAAATTAACAGTATATGAAGCCTTGCCGTTATCATCTTCGGCAATTATTCCGTTATTAAAAGCATCCTGTAAAACATTAGCCACAATACTTTCTAACAACGCAATACCATTATTGTCATAAGGTATCTTATCGTTAATAATTAATGCTTGCTGTAACTGGTATTCAATCTGCGTAACAATCCAATCCTTAGCGTCAAGAATATCGATGTATTCTCCATTTACGAGTTTACCTTCTGATGTTACATCATAGCCTGCTTTATGAACATAAGCATTACAGCCATAGCTATGGTATTCTGTTAACTGTGCTTTTGTAACCTCTGTGTCAGCAAGCATACCTTTTAATGTCTGATTTTTATATGTAAAGCTACCTACTGCCTTATTGTTTGTCTTTGCTACTAAAGCTGCTGCTACATTGTTGTAGGTATCATCATTTTTTCTTACAGCAAATACAAATGTGCGTTCTAAGTCCTTAATCGCTGGGTAAACCTCTCTCTTGTATCGAGAATAATCTAAACCAGAGCTCCCTACACTATCAATAGCAGTTATAATGCCCAATACCTTCTTAGCCCCACAATTTTCAATCTTCTTTGCAAGTTCCGAAATCTTATCATCCTCGCCAATTTCGATTAAATATCTCCAATCACAAGATAAATAGTCAGTTATTTTATCAATTGCACAGGATAGCAAGCCTATCTTCTCCGGTGGATTATCCTGCATAAATACCTTTTCTACGGACTCAAGCATAATATAACCCTTGTCGGATATGTATAACTGCTCTATTGCATAGATATGCAATGTTCCACCTACATCACTTGTGCTACAAAGTGTAAGTATTTCGCTAGAAGAAACACTTTCGGCGTTAAGAATAACATATTCAGCCTCATCGCCTGTTACAATGTAGCTATCTATGACATTGCCACTACTGTCTTTAAGCATTACCGTTACTTCTTTGCCCTTTGTAGAGCCTACACAAGCTACACCAATGTTAGCATGTCCACTCTCCAGCTTTATATTTATACCGTTGTTATCAGTAATTGCCTTTACTCTCAAGGGATAAGAAACCCCATTAATTGTCTTATTATTGCTTTCAATATCGTATGTGTTAGCTGTGAAAGTGTAATTGGTATTAAGAGCATTTAAAGTAGCCTTTGGTGTTGTTTTATTAGGTGTTAAAGTTTTAAATGTTAGAGACGCTCTAGCCTTCATCAGTCCACCTTCGTTATCAGTTTTTGAAATTATTTTCTTAGCTTCATCATAGCTATATGCCTCTGCATAAGGCAACGGCTTACCCCATTCACCACTGGAGCTATCTGGTCTAGCATACAAGCAAATTCCACCAAAAGCTGCAGGATTTACTACATCTTCGACAGATATATCAACCGTTACATCACTAATACTATTTGCCATTTTCTGGTCCTCCTTTTATTTGTAAATTTTCAATTTCCCCTATCCTTTCAATAGGGTTATTAACTTCCATCATAATCCAAAATACCACATCGAAACCGTTTTTGTATTCATATTCGATACTTATCAAATTATCTCTATTGGTTATTTCTCCTACCCGTTTAACAATTACGTCATTGTCATTTAGATAGCAAGTCCCTGTGTGACATAAAAATTCCCTTGCCTTACTTGCAAGGGCTATACTCTCACTATAGTTATCTGATTGTACTGTTATGCTCCAAGTCTGATTTATTGGTATTCTGTCTATATCGTCTAAATACTCTCCCCAAGTACCGTTATTAGCACTTTCAAGAGTAGTTATATTGTATGATACATATGGGTAATCCGGCGGTTCTGCATTTTGATTACCTCTTATAACAGGTACATTAAGATAATCTTTTAATCCTTTTACAACCGTTTCCCTTAATTTATCGTACATTATTAGCCCTCCTTAGCAAAAGCACTAATATATTTTAAAGTGTATTGGTATACTCCTGTAAACTCGGCATTTTCAACTTGATTTTCTACTCTATATACCGAACCCTTATGTATAACTTTAGTTTCTGTTAAAGGCAAAGGTTCAAAGACAAACAGGTATTTATCCATAGAAGTCAATGTTCCAGTAGACTGATATATTTTGTTGTCACTTATGCTTATAATTGCACCTGTAAGCTTTTTTTCTTCTTCTGCGTGTACTTCATCACCTTTGCTGTCATATGTTGTAGCAGAGCTTGAAATCACCCTAAAAGAAGTGCTGTACTTATTAATTAAAGAAACAAAATCAAAATACATTAATCGTCCACCTTCCAAGTAATTCCTCTTATCATCTGTCCTGTGTCAACAAGAGGGTTGCTACTACCTTTGTTTTCTTTGGTTACTCTTGAATTTGCCGGACTGTTTAAATTTCTAGCAAAAGTTTTAATTTTACTAGACAACCTTTGCCCGATATTATCTAAATATTCTCTTTCACTCATTTCTCCAGTAGCAACTTTTTTAAGCAATATATCTGAATATTTATTAATTTCTTTTACATTTTCGTCAAACCCAGCCCTTAAAAAACTTCGCTCAGGTATCTTAACTGATTTAGTAAGCCAATATAATAATTCAATTTCACCTTTTCGACCATCTCTTGCAAGGAATTTTTCTCCACTTTTAGCCTGTACAAAAAATAGGTTGTCAAATTCACCTGCTTTTTTTCCTATAGACTTAGGACTTATCGGTATTGTTAAATACTGTGCCTTTTTAGCCCTTATATCACAGCCGTATTCGTGGATTCTAGCAAGCCAAGCATTTTCACCGTCAAATACGCCTACTTGAACCTTTTTCCCGTTTAATGATTCAAAAGTCTTTATCATATCAGGGATTTTGTCTTTAACAGTTTTTATTTTTATTCCTTTTGACATATTATCGCCACCTATCTCCAGCACTAACAAAAGAAACAGCTGTTTTCATCGAATCACCAAAAATATCATTAGCTACATCATATATAAGACCACTTGTATCAGTATTAAATGATTGGGACAAAGAACCAATGCTTTCGCTTGCGATTCCAGGTCTAAGCCCCATTATATCAACATACTTTGTAACAAAAAGTCTTACATTAGCTGGTATTTTTTCGGGGTCATCAATTTTGAAGGTAATCTTTGTGTTCTTTAATACCCACAGCAAAGCACTTTCCACCAATATGCAAGTTTTGTCTGTTATTGGCTCTATTCCTAGCTTAAGCTTCTTTACCATATCAGAGGTAATCATATTAATTCACCTCTGCTTTAGCCTTAGTTCTCCTTTTACTAACCTTTTCAGCAGTTGTACTTTCGTCTGTTGAATCTTCTGCCTTTTCTATTTTTTCGGCAACGGGTACTTCCTCGCCGGCTCTGTAAAATTTACCATTGTATATAATTGCATTTTCAAATTTCATACTAGAACCTCCTTAGCATACTTCTAAGCCATAACATTCATCCATTCTTTCAAAAGAAGGGAGAACTATTTCAGAGGCTGTTGTCTTTGTCTGAACAGGGTCGTCTTTAATTGTTACTGAAACAGCAATACCAGTTTCAACAATACTTACATTTGCATCTGCCTTAGACTTTAAAGTCCTTTCCTCTGGTGTTGTACCAAACCAAGTTGAGCCCAAATCAGAAGCAGGCATTAACATTACAATGTTATCTGGATAAAAATTCTTCGCCTTGCCACTTTCATCCTTAAATTTCTTATTGTATACAGCAACGGACACATTAAGTTCTTCTTCAATATAGCTCTCAACTCTCGCAGATGTATAATTTACATTAGCTGTTGTGTTCTGTGCAAGTACGCCACTCTGTACTTTCTTACTAGCTTTAAGCTTGTTGAAAGTAGCCTTTGACATTAAAATAAGTGCTGGTCTGTCACCACTTTCTTCTTCCTGTGCGTCCATAGCATCTTCAAGATTTTTAATAGGGTCACAGGTTTCAGGTGCGTCCCACTTATCTGTTTCAGTTTCAATCTTTGCGTAGTGCTTAGATTTCCAGTCACCATTAGGGTCATAGTTGTATGTATAATCAACCCCATTAGCTGAAATTTCAATTCCGACCTTACCGTTAAGAGGGGCTAATAACTGCATTCTCATTCTTTCAGACACAACCTTAGCACCGTCAATTAATGTCTGTGAATCATTAAAAATATTATTTAACACTTCAATAGCGTAAGGGTCATTACTATCTTCAACTCTTAATATTTCCTGTTCATCTTTTTCTTTAATTAACATACTTTCTCTAAAGAAAGGCATTTCACTTTCATTTACTGTAACACCAACTCTATCTCTAAAGCGTGATGCACTGTCAAAGTTAGATGGTGCAAGAGAAATAGGTAAACCCTTGTGTCCCTTTACCCACTTTAAGTCTAAGCCAGCCTTTTTCTTAGACGGAAATAAACCTTCACCCAAATATGGAATTGGATTACTACCAGCTTCAGAGTAATTCAAGCCTATAGTTTCTGCATTATAAACATCACTTAATTTCATATGCTACCTCCTATAAAAATTTAATCATTGGATACTTACTTTCATCCTCTGGTGTAGAAGCTAATTTAGATTTTAAAACAAAACCATGCACTACTACAGCACCGTTAGGATTTTCGTTAATATAAACATCATTAAGTACAACACCAACATTTTCAACCAATGTACCTGCCTTAACCACACCATCGGTGGCAGACAATTCGGAACAATCGTAATTAATTGCTACGAAATGGTCATTAGCAAGAATGTTATTTTCTGTTGTAATAGTCTTACTTTCAAACTTCATTTTTTAAAACCTCCTTGTTTAGATGTAATGCTTCAAGATACTGTCACTCTTTTTCTTGAGTTCTGCCCTTTCCTTACCTAGCCTCTTAGCAAGTTCATTACCTTTCTTATCTTCTGTATTGGTATTAGCATTGGCACTACCTGTATTCGGGATTCTTCCAGCAGACTTGAACTTTTCATTTACCTTGTTATCAACAAGTTTATTTACAAGTTCATTAAGAGCACTTACCTTGTTGTCGATTTCATCTGAATCTTTACCAAGCACAAGGTCAACGATTTTAAGAGCTGTATCGCCACCATCATCAAGACCGGCTTTCTTAATAGCACTAATAGCATAATAACGGTTTTCCCTGTCTGCTATAGCTTGTTCTCTTTCAGCAAGTTCTCTGTCACGCTTTTCATCGTCATACTTTTTAAGTTCATCGGCAGTCATCTTGTCACGCTTCATCTTTTCAATCTCTTTTTCGAGACTCTTATTTTTCTTGCGTTCTTCTTCCATAGCCTTATCAAGCCTTGCTTTCAGTAAACGGTCTAAATCGTCAGTGTTGGGTTCTGTAGAGTTGTTATTATCCACATTAGGTTCCGTAGTCCCCTCACCACCAGCATTAGGCTCTGTAGCGTTTTTGGTACCTGTATTAGGTTCTGTAGTTTCCCCACCACCAGCACCACCTACACCGTTAGCCTCAAAACAAGGCATAAATCTTTTAAACATCTGATAAACCTCCTTATGAAAAATATTTAAGCCTTTTTATGTCTTGCTTAGGACAATGAAAAAAGGAATAGGCTGTTGCACCCATTCCCTCTTGCTGACTAAATTCCTGACTATAGTTACCCTGCTACGCATTAAAAAAATAACAATTCTACTCTTGTAGCTTCAAACTCAATCAATCACACCTATTACTTACTTGATTTTTAGCAATAAGTTAAATTCTTTTAATATTTGTTATTCCTTTAGTGCGTTAAACTCAACCCATAGGAATCACCCTTTCTGTATAATTTAATTCACGACAAACGCTAAACCCTTACTTGTTTGTTAATGTGTTGCTTGCACAGTATAAAATATACCTTCGTGCCTCAGACAACTAAGTTTTTTTATACAAAGTATACGGTTAGCAGAGCTAGTAGGAATCGAACCTACACTAAAGGAGTCAAAGTCCCCTGCCTTACCATTTGGCTATGGCCCTGTAATACTTACATTTAACTTTCAGACAACAAAAAAGGACAGCTTTAAACTGTCCCAATCTGCTTGTTTATTGTGTTTGCTAACTTGCCTGTAACTTTTATTTGTCTTTATTTTTGTCCTCTTTAAGATTTTTATATACTCTGTAGCCTGAAAATGCAATCGAACAAGCAGCTACTAAAAATAAAATCATAGCACTAACTTCTTTAAGAATGTATAAATAAATTAAAAATGTCTGCATAATTTTTCTCTCCTTTACATTAAAAAAGCACCTAACATAATTCGTTAAGTGCCATAAACATTCACCTTATAATTAAATACAATCATTTATTTTTATTTAATATATGTTGCTCAAATTCTTTTGGTAATCTTAAATTATATTTTTCAATATAATATGCTAATATATTAGACCAAGCATATATGCCATCATCGTACAATATTTCGCACATCGGTATGTTTTCTTGCGTAAAAACATCTCTAGGACAACCTGTTGAAACTATAGGATTATCCCCTGTTTTTAGATATTTTATAATCTTATACTTATCACTATAGTCATTTTCTTCAAAAAAATCCTTCATAGATGGATATTCCTTAGAACTCGGGCACAATTCTTTATACTTACCTATAATAATCATTAACCTCACTCCTTTTTTTGAGTGAACAAACGCCATTCACCTGTACTAATATTTTCCATTGCTTTTTCTATATCATTTGTAATAGAAATATTTCCGTCTTTATCAACCCAAACAACCTCTGTAGGTGCTAAAACATCGATACCGAGCTCATTTGCGATATATTGCGGTACAATCCCACCTTCAGCACCTGTTTCGCAAGAAATTAATCTAATATTCCCACCCTTGTAACCTGGGTCGTGCTTTAATATATCTACAAATTCTTTAGCTGAGATATTTACCTCTTTTTCTTCTGAATCTTTAAAAATTAGACTGTACTTATCACCATGAACAACTATATCTTCATAACCTTCAATCGGTTTTATTTTTTTAGCATTTTTATATAACCCATCATTTTTATTGAGATACCTTGAAGATGCAGCTACTACATCTTCCCCTTTATTATACTCTACTTTTTTATTTTTAACAATATCTTTTTTAGGCTTATCTTTAGTAAAATTAAACTCTCTATTTCTATTCTTCCACTTTCCACCTCTCTCCTCAAATTCTTCAACTGTCATCATTTCATACTCAACAAAGCAACGACAGTTACAATCATTTGAGGCATCGCCACTTTCACCGGGAGATTTAGCTTTAATTCCATTTCCTAAATCAAAGTATCCTCCTGATTCTATAAGCTGACCTTCCATCTTTTTATGGTTGGCATTTGTATGACTTTTATAGGTTTTCCAGCCTTTTTTAGTCTTTACCCTTACATTAGGTCTTACCTTTTCATCACCTAAATTATGCCATATAGCAGCATATACAAGACCGTCTCCTTTGACTTTATCATTTATGTGTTCAGCTCCGTCCATTAAACCTTTTTCCTGAACTCTGTGGCTTTCAGTTCGGACTATCCTTGAAGCTTTACCATAGCTTACATCAAGTCTTTCCACTAATTTTTTAGATGTAGTATCAAACCTTTCTCCAGTCATAAGAGAATTAGATATACTCTGTCTTATATCATATATAACATCTTGTCTGTGCTTTTGAAGTCTTTCAGGCAATGTTAAACCACTTATAGGATTTTCAACTGCTGCTTTTAACACCTCTGGCTTGATACTTAACCCATTAAAACTATCTTTAAACTTACTATCTCCAGCAGAATTACTAAAACCATTAATCATGCCTTCAAAACAAGCCTTATAGGTCTTTTCTACTGTACTTTTAATAGTTTTAGAAATAGCCGGAGTAACTTCTTTAATATTTTTATCAACTTCTTCTAAGAAAGAAGCATATTTTGCATTTTGTTGAAGTATAGCAACATTTAAAACACCATTATCATCAGAATATTTTGTATAATACTCACCTATAAAGCCATTTAACTTCTTTAGCAAAGATTTGTATAAGAACCTTATTTCTTTATCGACTCCTTTGCTTCGACTTTCTTCAACTCTCTTTACCTCTACAAGATATTTGTCAAGTGCTTTATTGTCAAAATCCAAATAAAACACCTACCTTATTCGGTTATATCCTCATCTAACAAAGATGGGGTATTGTTCTTTTCCTTTTCAATCATTTCCATAACATAATCTACATCATCTACGAAACTAAGCTGACTATATGCTACTTCTTTAGGTATCCCTGCACCAATTAAGGCTTGTACAGTTTGTGCTTCTGTAAGAGTGTCAAGAGGAAAGTTTCTTGTAAATTCCATTGTTATTTGCAGTGGGTCAACGGTAATGTTCTTCTTCTCCCATATAGCACATAACAATTTCCACATATACTGTGCGGCGTCCATCATTTTAGCCTCGAACATACCACATTTTGTTTCAAGTCCGTGGAGCTTAAATTTAAGACTTATGCCACTTGCACTACCAAAACTATCATCATTCAGATTAGGAGTTTTTGAAAATCTGTAAATGTTATCTCTTAATCTGTCAAGGTGATGTTCGGTAAATCCATCGTTGATATTTTTAGTAAGAAACTCAACACTACCTTCTTTATTTGATGAACCAACAGGAGGTATTTTAATAGCACCGTTTCTTTGTGCTTCTCTTATTGTGTCGTTATCTACATTCAAATTTTTAAACACCATATAGGCGTGTACAAAACTTTCAACCTCATTGGAATTATCGGAAAGCACTTTATCATAATCATCAATAAGTGAAAGGACCTTTTCGGCATCTCCCATAAGTTCTTTGTTGTTTGCTATTCCTTGTAAAGGGCAATAATCGAACAGGTGTTCTCTTTTTTCTACAAATTCAAGTTTGCTTAAATAACCTTTGAATGTGTACACTTCTGTATTATCATAAAATTCAACTACCCATTTTTTTACTAAATTTTGTTCTTGCACTAAATAGTATCTAATAGCAAACTCAGGCTCTGATATGTCGGTACTTGATAATATAATTGTTTCATATCCGTGTACAGGCGTAACCCTTACATCGCCATTTGGGTCAATATAAAAAAGTCTGCCTGCATATCCATATATGCTAGCAAACTTTGTTGTTTCCATATCTACACCAAACATATTATTGAGGGTAACAAAATCTGTTACAGCCTTAGTTGCCCTATCAACAGCAACTTCACCACCAGTAACACTTTCTGCTTCTGCTCCCTTGCTATATCCATAGCTTATAGGCTCTCCAGCAAAATATCCCGTCTTAAAATCTACGATTTCGCTAAAAAAGTCATTGTTTATTCTATTATTTATCTGATTACCTTCTTTAAATGCTGGTCGCCTTTTAAAAATAGGCAACTCATCATCTAAAGTCATATACCTTCTATAAAGTTTTCTATTATATCGGCTATTAAAATAGTGCTTTTTAATTATCCTATACAATAACTCTAAGCTTAATCCATTAGTTCTTAATTCTTCAAGTTCTGAAGTATAATCAGGATATAATTCAATACTTTTTCTATTCATCAAGTCACTTCCTTACAATCTTATGCTTGCCGTTACCTTGTTCTCTAACTGTAGTTGCTCTGTAGCATATCTTAAAGCATCAAGCAAATGGTTATCTTTGTCTACTGGCTTAGCCATAGCGTTACCATATTTATCCTCTTGCCAATGGTACTGTTCTATTTCGTTTTTGAAGTTTTGGCATTTGCTATGGATAACAATTTTGTGACCCTGTAGCCACCTTATACCTCTGTTAATACTGTCTGCACCTTTCATAGCTGGTACAGCTTTAACACCCTTACTTGCTAAAAAATCAATAGTCTTGGGTTCTGCACTGTCACAGGTAATATAATCATTTCCAACAAACTCTCTTGCTACTTCCGACAATTCCTCATCACTCATACCTGCCTGATACCATTCGTCAAACACATATATAATTTTTCTAGCCTTGTCATAGTTTATTTTAATTAGTGCGTTTGGGTCAGAGGCATATCCAAAGTCACAACCCATATAAATATTATCAAAATGCTGTATCATATCTGACAAGTCAACACATTCCCAGTTTTTGAATATTACATTACCTAATACACCCCAGTTACCTAAGCTATATACATTGTAATAATATGGGTCCGTTTCATTTTCTAATCGGTCCTTATCTTCTAATGTAAGCATATCATTGTCTTTGTATGTAGTCTTTAATATGCAAACATTATCGTCCTCATAGCTGTTCTTATTATCTTCCCAACCACCGAAGAACTTCTTATATATCCAATGGCTTTTTAATATAGGATTAAAAGCCATTACAATGTATTTGTCGTTGCTAGATATACCTCTTAATCTCTTTGTCAACTGCATATAGGCATCTTCTTTTATTTCTGTTGCTTCTTCAATGAATATTCTTTCAAGTACACCCTTTGCAGGAGTAATTGATTTTACCTTTTCTACATCATCCAAGCCGTTAAAAAGTATCTGACAACCGTTGTTAAGGCAAGTAATAACCATATCGGATTTGTTAATTTTAAACAGGCTGTTAAGCCCCATTTCAGTTATTGTTTTAACAATCTGATTATATGTACTGTTTCTTATGGTCTTTGCCACATTTCTACAGCACAACCAATTTACACCCTTTAAACAGTCTATAACGATTTTTTGACAAAGAAAAAAGCTCTTCCCACTTGAAGAGCCTCCAAAAAATATTTGTGTTGCTTGCTTTTTATCTAGCCAATCTATATATGTATCATTTATAGTAACATTTATATCCATATTTTCACCTCAAAGAGTTATATTTTTTATAAGAAACTATTGACAAGCACTATTAATTGTGCTATAATTAAACCATAGAAAGGAGGAAAGCAAATGAATATAGATACAATAAAAGACCTCTCAGAAATTATTCTTGCTCTTGTATCAAGCGTTTATATGATTGTAAACACCTACTACACAATCAAAAACAACAAGAATAAGAAAAAATCTAAGAAGTCTAAAAGAAAAAGATAGGATTGGGGCGAAAGCCCCACCTATATTCTAATTATAGCACATTCATTTGCAAAATAAAAGATGAAAATTTGCAAACCTATATTGGTAATTTTATTCGTTTTATGTATTATTGATGGCTTAAATGGTGAATTTTCCTCACCCTCAACACTAGATATTATAAAATGGTGTTGTATTATAATATCAATAACTACTTACTTTATTTGTGAAAGGATACAGAAAAAATGAAATTAAAACAAATTCGCCTCGAAAGAGGTCTTTCCGTACCACAATTAGTTGAATTATCAGGAGTACCACGCCGTACAATACAGGAAATAGAAAAAAATGATAATTGCAAAGTTCATACGGCTATTAAGCTAGCTGATGCCTTAGGCGTTACACTTGATGAACTTTGTAGATAATTCAGTAATAAAAGGCAAGGCTTAAATAGTCTTGCCTTTTGTACTGCATATATTAATATTTATAACCTTGTCATCGTCAGTAGTATTGACATTTTCAACTTTATCTCTCCATTTATCAGGTTTCCTGTTTTTAAGCCAAAATATCTGTGCGGTTGTGTCGGGGGGTATCTCCTTTTCAAGTTCTATTATTTCCCCGTCTTTTGTCACTTTCTGTTCTTTGCTTACATAACCTAAAGCCCTTTTTAACAAAGCATTTTCAACCTGAATATCTACTACCTCTTTACCCTTTTTTAGGGTGTCACTTATGTCACCATACTTCTTCTTCCATTCTGCAAGAGTTTTTCTTGATATTCCCATATTGTGAGCAATTTGTTCATCTGTTAAACCATCTCTCGCCCAGCTTTCAAGAAGCAATAGCCCTTCTGGCTCTAACCACTTCGCGTACTTACTTTTTGCCACAACTTAACCACCACCTACTATCTTTCTATAACAAAAAAGAGAACACCTTTATGGGCTGTTCCCTTTACATAATACAATGTTTAAATTTTCATACTAGCATTATACTACAGTATAATAGGACATTACAAGGACATTTTAGGACATTTTTAAAAATTTTTTTCTAAAAGCTTCAAGAGCTTTTTCGTGTAGCCTAGTAATGTGTCTATAGCTTTTTTTGTATTCAACTGCTATTGTTTCAAAATTAGGATATTTCTTATACTCAATATATTTCTTATGTAGTATATCAATGTATGTTGTGTTATCTAGCTGTTGTATCTGATTTATGATAACTTGCTTTAAATCACAAAAATCATCTATTTCTTTGTTTATCTCTTTATCTAAATCAATATATCTATCAGATTTTTTAAAACCATTATTAGCTACACTACACATAACTCTTTCTTTTTCATAGTCTATTGCTTGTACATTAAACCTAATAGATTTTAAATCCTCTAACTGGAGTATTTTTTGGTCTATACACAAATCCATTTTTTCTACTTTTTGTAAATAAACTTTAGCTTCATTATCCATCTTAGCCCTCCTTGACAAACCTAAGCAACCCACTTATAATATTTTTGTACTTATCTAGGTTGCCCTTTGGTTTGCTTGCCAGAGGGCTTTTTTCTTGCTTAAATTTCATCGTGTCGGAAATCCCGACAGATTCACAACTCAAAACTCCCCTTCCGTATAAGGCTCATTCCAGCATTTTTCACAATCATTTTCACACGAAACTTTCTTATTCAAATTCCTAACACAAAGAAAAGGGCGTCCTTTCCATATTGGAGCGTTTGGAAACATTTTTTTAAAGTGTTCCAATCTAGTTTCCACCTGATGTTCGTCAGACCATTTTTGTACGATTTTTATCGCTTCGTCAGGATACGTTCTTTCAAACTCTCCACATGGCAAGTTGGTCTTGTTGTTGTTATCACTAATCGGGCAATCTTTACAATCTATCTCACAATTCCCTGTCATCCTATTCTGCTCTTTAAGATAGTTTTCAGTATATCCGCAATCAACTTTCATTCTCATTACCCTCCAATTCAACCAACTTCTTCATGTACCAGTCAGCTTTTTTCAAGTCTTCTTCGCCATTCTTGTATAAAGCTCTTTTTCTGTACTTCCAAACATTCAGTAAACAGAAATGCTTTACTGCTTCTCCACCAAACACCGTTAGCATCTCATCTATGCACTCCATACCACCATTACAATAATGTGCTGGATGGTCTATATTGTTATTTTCCACAGCTATTCCTCCTTACACTCCCAAACATCGTTTAACCAATCTCCAATGTCTATCTTTTTTCAATCTCAAAACCTCTTTTCATTAATATTATTCTTGCCTTATCAAATTCAAAGACCGTACCAACTTTTCTACCACAACTTTGTCAATTTCAGAATCGGTTATTTCTAAAAGTTTTTGGACTTCTTTAATCATTATCAGCGTGTCAGCCATTTCTTCAACAATATTTTTTCTTGCCTTTGCTTTATTAATCTTTACAGACATATCTTTCCCGCCGGCTTCAACTCTAACATATTTTGTAATGGCTTTTGTCAATTCTGACATTTCTTCAATTAACAATATACTCCTGTTTTTAAAGTCGTAGTGTTTGGCTATGCTGTTAATTATAACTTCTATACCTCTTGTCATTCTTCAAGTCCTTTCCTAACATATGTACAAAACAACCCTCTTTACAAATCAGTATCTTTTCCCAATCAAAGCGTTTGTTTTTATTAAAAACTCTTATAAGGTACTCCATAAACTCTTTTAAATTAGGGTACTCTTTTTCCCTTTCCATAAGTACTTTGTTACCTGTGGTAACAACCACAAAGCTATAGAAAAAATCCTTACAAGGCATCCAGACGGCAACAACCTCTACTGGCATATAACACACCCACTTTTCTTATAATGCCTTACCCTTTGTAAGAACATTTTGTGACACTTGTTTATATCATCTACAAGGTCATAGACAACCGGCTGTGGCTTATCTTTAGCCACCCTAGCAACTCTACCAACTGCTTGTACCACAATGGCAAAGTCTTTGACGGGAGTAGCCATAATCAAATCAGTAAGGCAAGGTATATCCAAACCCTCTTTAGCTAGGGCAAAAGTGCTTAAAATCACTTTTACCTTTCCGGCTTTTGCATTGTTTATAATCTGCTCTCTTTCCTTTGCATTTGTACTGCCTACAAGAAGTTCTGCACCGTTTAACATATCCTTTAAAAGCCTTAAATGCCCTACTCTATCACTTAATATAAGCGCTTGCCTGTCATTTAATTTTTCAACAATGTTTCTTATAACCTCATTGCGTTTTTGGCACTCTCCTAACGATGTTAAGAATTTACTGTATATTAAAGTACCGTCTGTGTCATAACAGCCCTTAATATCATCATATGTTATTCTAGTATCAATCTTTTTCACCTTAACGGTCATAACCTTGTCACTTACGGCTGTATCTGGCACCTTATAAGCTACATTACCAAGCTGTGCATACATACACCTTTCTAGTCCGTCTGCTCTATGCAATGTGGCACTAAGTCCATACTTATGTCTTGCAGCTAAAGATGTAAGAACCTTGCTAAACTGTGTGCTTTTAGCTGGCGTGCCGGATACCCTGTGGCATTCGTCCACAATAACGGTATTAAAGCAGTATTTGTAATTATGTAAATTGAGCTTACACATTGTCTGTACAGTAGCAAAAGTAATTTCTCCTAATTCCACTTTGCCCTCTGTTATTTTGCCTAATTTATCTTTATCTAAATACTGCAAGGCTCTATTGTAGCTTTGTTTTAACAAATCTTGTGTATGGGTAAGCCACAAGGTTCTATACCCTAATCTACAAGCTAACGCAATACCCATTTGTGTTTTACCACTCCCTGCCTTACTTTGCAGAATGCCGTATCTAGCTTTTATCATTTTGCTTACTGCTTCCTCTTGGTAATCGTAAAGGGGTATTTTTGCATTTATATCTGCCTTTTCCGTATCGCTTAAATCTATAAGATACTTTAAGTGTCTAGGGTCTAAAAATCCCCTCACCTCATCATATAAGCCTATTGGAACTTGCAGTAAATTTTTGCTTTTGTGGTACCTGTATAAATACATTACTGGAGATGTATCTCCTGCCCACAATCCCATTCTTACCCTTGCAAGGTAATCAGGGTTATTCACCCTTAAATTATCTTTACAATAATTTAAAAGGCTATCGGGAGGATTTTGTATACTGACCACATTCGACATAGTCACATATGTGTCCATTCTCTACCTCCTTGTAACTTATCTGTTTCTTGCCTTGTGCTTCCCATTCTTTTATAAACTCATAACGCAACAAATAAACCTTATCACTTGCTGACTTAAACCTTACAGCAATATAGCAACCTATATTCCCACAATACAAAAAACTATTAAAAGCAAGTCTTTGATTATCTTCTATTCTATTAAAAACAAAAATATCATTTTTACAGTCTTTACAATCGTAAACAAATGCGATATTATTCCTTATAGATATAATATCAAAAGGCTGTCCGTTAGCGTTGTCCTGCACCCTGTGTACCCAACGACCTTTAACAGACAAAGCCTCTGCAAATATTCGCTCTAATTCGTTACCGTTTGCTTTATTACTTTTTAACATTATTTCACCTCATTTTCTTTAAGGGCAAATAAGGGCAAATTTAAGGGCAAAATACATAAACTCTAAAACACCAGTAATTACTGACATTACAAGGCTATTTTTCATTATTAAGGGCAAAAGGGGTATATTTTCTATTTATATATATTTTATTATTTTAATATATTTATATTTAAAATATATTGCCCTTTTTGCCCTTACCCTAGTAATTACTGGATTTTTTACGCCCTTTTTATGCCCTTAACATTCCCTTAGCAGGGCTATTTTTGCCCTTATGAATTTTCTGTAAACTCAATAGGAAGCTGTTCGTCTTTAGCTTCACTTTCAGGCATTTCAAAAAATTCAATTTCTTTTTCCTTTTCCTTTAAGCCTGTATAACAATATATTCCATAGTATTTCACACAGCCTATACCGTTCTTCTCTGCACGCTCTTTAATATTTCTTTTATTTAAAGCCTTAAAATCATTAACAACGCACCATTTCTGATACTGTGCTTCAAAGTCGGTTTTCTTTATTCTGTCTGCTTTTTCATCAGTAATTTCAAAACATTCGTCTAAAAATCTATAAACGGTGTCAAGGTTTGCACGATATTCATTCAATATCGCCTTGCTTGCCTGACAATCTGTGAATTTATATCTATTTTTATTAAGTCTAATTAAGCCATCTAAAGCCCAGAGGAAAACACCGTCAACTTCTTTCGTTATCTTGTCAATAAGTCCACCGTCTCGTTCTTCAACAGCAACTGGACTATCACAGGGGAGTATTGTCATTCTTTCAAAAATATGGCCACCCTTGTCATCAGCGAAGTATGGCAGGTCATTGCAAGAAACAAGTATACCTCCTCGGAAAACCCAATCAAAGGATTGTTTTCCTTTAAATTCTACTTTTACTCTATCGCCACCTGTAAGCTGTTTAAAACCACTGCTGTTCTCTATTGCATCAGCCTGTTGGTCGCCTACTACGTCAAGCCTTTTACCATACAAGTCCGACAGTGCAAACCTATCAGACATATTTTGAATTGGTATGTTTATAGTGTGTTCTCCACCTAATATCCTACAAATAAGGTTCAGAAAAACACTTTTACCTGTATTGCCTAATGCCGAATACAACACAAGGCACTTTTTAACCCTATTTATTGTTATATTTGAAAGCAACAAGCCTGTCCATTCTTGCAACAACATAAGTTTTTCATTATCTACAACTCCACTTTTATCAGAGCATAGCTTCTTAACAAACTTCATAAAAACAGGTGCTTGTGCGTTTTTGTCATATTTACAGTTAAGCTGTATTGTACTTATACAATCAGCACTATGTTGTACAAGCTCGCCTTTCTTTAGGTCTAAAAGACCATTTTGTAAATTTATAACACTTTCATTACTGTCAGCATAATCAAACTCATAAACATTTTCTCCACTACAACCTACAAGATTATAAATATTATTAAGAATAGTGTCACTTGCTAAGCCTATAGGAATATAACTTTTTATGTAGCTCTTAAATTCCTGCTTACTACACTTCTTATAAACGCCATTATCATATACATAGAAATCAGCAATATCATAACCTTGTCTTTTAAGCATTACATAACTTAAATTTTCTGTTATTGCCCTTGCCAATTTGTCAGCATTTACTTTTACCGGAACTTCTTTATTTACTATAAGCCAGTCTGCCCATTCATAGGGTAGTGATTTTAATAATCCTTTAAAATCATCTACTGAATTACCTTCATTAAAGTAGTCTGTCACATCGCCTTTTGGCTCATTTGAAGTTGTTACTACCTTAATAGCAGAAGCAACATTTCTTAAATCTTTTTTTATTATTTTACACAAGTTTCGCCCTGCATCGTCATTATCTGGAAGTATAACAACCCTTGCACCTCTAAAGTAACTTGCGTATTCTTTTCGCCAGTCACTTGCTCCACCGGCAGTTGTTGCTGTGTATCCAAGGTTTTTTAGGGTATCAACATCTTTTTCTCCCTCTACAATATAGACGGGATAGCCATTCTTTATAGCCTTTTTAACTGCATCTAGGTTGTAAAGGGTACGAGGTATACCATCAATACCCTTAACAAATTCACCATTTTGAAGTGTCCCGAAAAGCATTTTTTTACCTTCGAAACGCAACTTTAAGTAGTCTCCATAATTATAAACAGCTTCTAGCTTGCCTAAATGCTTTTCCAGTTTTGACTTCCAGTTGCTAGTTTCTACTTGTACACCGTTATTTAAGTCTGCCATTGTTAAACCAACGGCAGAAACAATATCTCTTGTGTCACAGCCTGCGTGGCAGTGCATAAGTATCTTGTCGCCCTTTTCACTTATTGTAAGTGAGTTTTCTTTATCATTGTGACAAGGGCAAGATACCTGATACGAGCTTGAACTTAGCCTTTTGGGGTTGCTAAAATAATTAACTACGCTATGTAAATTCACTTAATCACAACCTTAAAATGGCAAGTCATCATCGTCTACATCAGTAGCCGGGAAGAATCCGTTAGTATCATTCGTAGGCTGTGGTTGTAAACATTTCTTTTCCGGTACAGTAAAGTTATTGTTTTTAATATCTTCTGTAGGTAAGAAAAATCTTACTTTCACAGCAGTAGCAACCCCATTATTGCCCTGAAATTCTTCTTCACCAAACACAGCACCTACTGTCTTACCTTTAAACTGAGCTCCAAAATTATCGCCCCAGTTTATTCCTACGCCATTGCTTGCTTCAACGCTCTTACAAAAGCCTAAAAATGTGTTTATGTATTCGCCTTCTGTAAGGGCATAAACTATACAGCCCCACTTTTTGTTTGTATTGGTGTTGTTCTTATATTTTTCTGTATAAAGACCTTTGTATTCACCCTCTGCAATATCTAAAGAAATTGTTACCATTTCTTTACCGGCTTTGGATTTTGTTTCTTCTACCTGCATAATCTTGCAAATATATCCTCCAGCAGGAAGTCTTTTACCTCCACCTAACTGGTATTCATCATAATTGTTTGGTTTCTTCATTTTAAAATTCCTCCTAATTCATAATATTCTCTTATAGCTGTGTCAACAGCTTTCAAATCATTGTCAATAAGTTCACTGCTAAACATATCCGGTGGGCTTTTTGACACATCTGTTCCGTCTGTTTTGGTTTTAAAGTAATGCTTCCCGTCTTGGGTTATACATCTCAACACGATTGTAAACATACCCTCAAGACACACCTTTTCATCAAGTATCTTCCCTATTGTCTTTGGTTTATACTCTCCCATATCGTTGCATTCTTCGTGCATAAGGATATACACAATAACGTCTTGTGGAAGTGTATAAATGTAGTCAATCATCCTCCAGAACCTGTCGGCGATGTCGTTATAAAAACCAAATATAGCATTTCCCGTACCCTTTGCAGAATGTCCACGCATAAACATATTTGTTATTAAATATCCTGCGTCATCTATTACAACCGTTTTGACCTTAGGATTTTCACAATTTAATTTTGTCATTGCTCTGGCAATTTCGCTATATTTGTCCGTGTTTATAGCTGTATTAAATCTTTTTCTAAAGGGTAACGGCTTTCGACTTACATTAATTAAGAGTATTTCATTTTCGCCAAAATTTCTAAGGCTTGTACTCTTTCCGGAGCCACTTTTACCCATTATCAATACAGGTGTTCCCACATTAAAAACTCCTTTCTGAAATATAGTAGCATAGGCTACATGACATATCGTGACATAAATTACCTTATTGTTACAGATGCCGAATATCTGGCAAACCCTAAAACTTCTCCATCGTCTAAAGCCTGTCTGATTTTATCCTTGTCAGCAACTAAAGAAATGCTTTCTTTTTTATATTCATCAGGAATTTGGTCACTAGCCCCTACTACTAATTTATCAACCTTTAAACCATAGAGAGAAAATAATTCTGTTTTCATCTTTTCTCTGCCTGTGGCTAACATGGCTCCAGCGACAGCCTCTTTTAAGTTGTCTAATTTATTTTCAAGCGACTTTTTCTTTTTTGCCAATCTCCTTTGCTCGTTAGCAATAGCATCTATACAAGCCTTTGTGTTCTTGGCAAGCTTTCCGTACCCGTTAATTTTTTCCTTAAACTCCAAATCTAAACTTTCAAAAGTGTCTTTCAAGCATTCTGTAGATACAGGACAGTCTGGGTCGTCTATCATATCTTGTAAAGCTGCCAAATCCCCTGTTAATTCATACAATGTCGCCATTATTCCTCGTCCTCCTTAATCTCAACAATTATTTTCTTCACCTGTTTAGGCATTGCCGTCTTTCTTATGTATAGTGTTCTAATTGCATCAGTTCCACCTGTTTCTGTATATACATAAGTACCTTTTGTAGTTCTCTGTAAGTCGAATTTCGCTTTAATCATTAAAACCCCTCCAGTTTAGCTTTCTTCTTATCTATAAGACCTGCCGATTTTAACCTATTATAAAGTGTTGTCTTTGCAATGCCAGTGATTTCAGAAACAGATTTAATGCTCAGACCTTGTCCTACATATAAATCCTCAAGCTCTGTATTGCTGTAAGAATCTCCTAAATTCTTGCCTTTACCATAACTGTATGTACGAGCCTTTTCTCTTGCATCTGACAATATGTCATTTGCTGTTTTATGCTCAACCTGTTTCTGCTTTAAATCAGCAAGAACTTTTTCTTTGTTGTCAGCCTCTTTTTGAAGTTCTTCATTTCGTGCTTGCAACTTTGTTGTTTCTTCATTTACCTTATTAACAATGCAATTACAGTAATAATCTTTTAGCCTGTTTTTCTCTGTTTCTGTAATGACAATACTGTTGCCACAACAAGCTTCATTGTTTAAATTTACACAGTCTTTAATACAATTTTTCTCTGCATTAAAAATACATAATACATTTTCACAATTAATAACCATTTGACTTTTTCCTTTCTATGTTCTATAATTTAGCTATAAACATATTTCCAAACGTGTTTATATAGAGTCCTCTGCTGCAACAGAGGACTTTTCTATTTCTACCATCTGACGCACCTTTCCATTGTTCGATAACGCTTTTCTTTACTAAGCGTTATTACTTCTTGTCCTACAAAATACTCTTTTACTTTTAAAAATAAATCCCAAACGAACCATACAGCTTTTTCACATAAACCTTTAATCATTATTTTTCACTCCTTTTTAGCTTAATAGACCAAACACGCAGCCAAGAAAAACATAGCTACAATTAATAACATTTCCAAATTTAGTCCTCCTTCCTTAAGTAAAACAACTTATAAAATCGGCAAGTCTACTTTTATTAACAGCGTTTTTTAATTCCTCTGTTGAATTAATTCCGTATTTTTCAGCAATATAAATACGCATTTCCTTTGCAGATTTATAATTCAATGCTGTCTTAGTATTTTGTTTTTTCATAAAACCACCTCCCCTCAAGTTAATTATGAAATTGCTTTGAAATTCATTGCCTTTGCAACCTCTTCAGCAAAGTTTTCTTGTAACTACTTAATGCGTTTACCCCCTTTGTATTTACCACCGCCAGCATTATACTTAGCACCCTTTCTTCTATTAGTTTTTCGTGATACAATTCTTAAATTTCGTTTAGAGTTACTCCCACCTTTACTTAATGGCTTTATGTGGTCTACCTCTCTTGGGTCACCTACTTTTAGCCCCATCATTCGCCTAGCTTTGTTTCTTTCAGACCTTTCTTTGATATGTTCAGGCTTACCACCATACTCACGATATTCTTTTTTGTAGTCTCTCTTTTTTTCTGCCAAACTATCACCTCCTAAGCAATTTCGTCTTTTGAATCCGCAAACAGGTAATCAATTGAAAAGTTGTCATTTGAGAAATCCTTTCTTATAATCTTTACTGCTTCAGGAACAGTTATAGGTGTAATACTGTTCAATTTATTGTATGCGGTTTTCATAGAACAACCTAAAGCTTTCATAAGACCTTCATTTGGGTCGATATTTTTTCTTACATATTCTGCTTTTAAATTAGATAACATAAATTTTACCTCCTTTTATTTCTTAATTACCGTATTCGGTAACCTGTAATCATATATTATTACATAATTTGGTAATTGTCAAGGGGAATTTTAGAAAATATTTACCTTTTTCGGTAAATTAATTATTGACAAACCATTTTTATTGGTGTATATTAATGTCAAAGGAGGTATAGAGATGTATGAATACAATGAAATGATAGATAGACTAAAAAATTTCATTGATGAACGAAAAATTAGCATTAAACAATTATCAGAATTAGCAGATGTTCCCTATAGAACTCTTTATAAGATTATTACAAAAGAAACAAAAGAGCCATCGGTTAATATAATGATAAGAATTGCAAAAGCATTAAATATAACTACAGACAATCTCATTTTCGGAAAAGATACCAAATGCGATGTAAATGATTTAAACCACACTGAACAGAAATTATTAAGTGATTTTCGTTCTTTAAATAAACAAGGTCAAGAATACATATTGCAAACGCTTGATATGGCAAAAGACAGATATAAAAAATCTGATTATATTTCCGACTTGGAAAATATAAATTAAATAAAAATATAATAAGAGGTTATAATTTTAATGAGGTGGCTTTAATGATTGATATTGAAGTATTAAGGAAATATTATAACGACGATATGGTTATAGTTTCCGAACACGCATCAGAACGATTTAGACAAAGAAATATCAAGGCTCGTGATATAAGACAAGCCGTATTTAATGGAGAAATTATCGAACAATATCCTGATGATTTCCCTTTCCCCAGTTGTTTGATACTTGGTAAGACAACTAATGGAAAGGATATTCATATAGTAATGAGTGATGAAGGAAGTATGAGCAGAATAATAACTGCCTATTATCCTGATAAAGATAGATGGAGTTCAGATTTTAAAATAAGAAAGGAGAATGTTTAATATGAAATGTTTAGCTTGTAAAACTGGTACTATGACTGAATCAACAAATACTTATTTTGCTGAATTAAAGAACTGCTATATCATTATTGAAAATGTTCCTTGCTTAAAATGTGACCAGTGTGGCGAAGTATTTTATAAAGCTTCAGTATTAGAGAAGATTGATGACATTATAGAAAAGATTGAAAATATTTCAAGTAAAATTTTTATTATGGACTACAAGACTGCTGCATAAATTATATAACTAAAAAGGCATTAGATACTGGAACTATCTAATGCCCATGTGGAAGATTTTATAAAACCATCAACCCTCCGAAATTATTATAACAAATATGTATTATTTTGTCAAAAAATGTTACTTAAAAAATAGATACTATAATTCGACATTTTTCGACAAAAAATTATACTAAGGAGGGGCTTATTATGAGCAAAGATTTATTTAACAAATTAAACGAACTGTCACATCGCATTGATAAGTTAAAGGAACAAACCCAAACGGAGGAAGCTACAAAAATGTCTTTCATTATCCCGTTTTTTTCTACTTTAGGATATGATGTATTCAATCCTTGCGAATTTGTTCCAGAGTTTACTGCCGATGTTGGGATTAAACAAGGCGAAAAAGTTGATTATGCTATAATTAAAGATAATTGCCCTATTATACTAATTGAAGCAAAACATTGGAGAGAGAATTTAGATAACCACACAAATCAGTTATATAGATATTTTAGTGTAACTAATTCTAAATTTGGAATTTTAACCAATGGTATAGAATACAGATTTTATACTGATTTAGAAGAAGCTAACAAAATGGATACCCAGCCATTTTTAATTATCAATCTTGAAAATTTAAAAGAAAGCTCAGTTGCACAGTTAAAGAAATTCACAAAAGACACTTTTAATGTTGATGATATACTTACATCAGCAGAGGAATTGAAATATACAAATTCTATTTCGACTTATATAAACAAACTTTATAATGAACCTGATGAAGAGTTTGTAAGATTTGTGCTGAAAGAAGTATATTCAGGACAAAAAAATCAGAATGTAATTGAAAAATTTACACCTATTGTTAAAAAAGCATTTAATTTGGTTGTAAGTGAATTAATTAATGATAAATTAAAAACAGCTTTCGAGGAAAACGCTCCAAAAGTTGAAATTGCTGCTACATCAGAACCTGAAACAGCTCCAGAATTAGCTCCAGAAAAGGGCTCAAAAATCGTTACAACAGAAGAAGAATTACAGGCTTTCTATATTATAAGAGGTATTCTTTCTGAAATAACTGCTGTTCAAAATATTATTTATAAAGATACAGAAAGTTATTTTGGTATCTTGTTTACAAACAATGTTAGAAAATGGATTTGTAGACTTAAATTGAGCGATAATCGAAAATTACTTATTCTCCCTAACCCTGAAGATGTAAAGAGTGATATTAAATATACTTTAAATAATATTGATGACTTATATAATTTTAAAAATGAATTAAAGAGTTCTTGTAGTCGTTTCGTTTCAAAGGAGTAATTAAATGGGATTTAGATTTAGAAAAAGTTTTAAAATAGCTCCGGGAGTAAAGCTAAACATAAATAAAAAAAGTTTCGGCTTAACAATCGGTAAGCGTGGAGCACACTATACTATTAATTCAAAAGGTAAAAGAACTACATCTATAGGAATTCCTGGGACAGGTTTAAGCTACACAAGTACAAGTGGTGGAAGAAAAAAGAAAAAGGCAAAAAATAGCACAACCAAAAATTATACTTCCAAACAATATACTACTGTTAGCCAGAATACATATAATATAACTCAATCCACTAAAGCCAATTTAAGTCCTGAAACGAAAACTTTATATCATTATATTTATCTAATCGCTGGTATTTTTCTAATAATATGGGGATTATTAAAAGCTATATTTACCCCTGGATTTATTCTTTTTGCACTACTTGGACTCTATTTAGTTAAGAAAAGCCGTCAATATACAAATGGTATAGAACAAGACAACACAATGCAAGAAGAAAATAAACAATCCAAAAATATCAATATTTTAGACGGAGCTCAAAATATGAACGAAGTTAACCATATACTTAATATACCTGCATATATTAGGCAATTAGAAGAAACTATCACTTTAATACAAAATTCCAAAAATGCAGATACAGTTGTTTCAAGACTACAATTTTTGGAATCTCTTCGTGATAAACTAAAAGCCACACCATACAGCGAACTTGATAATGTTATAAATAGCATAAATAAAGTTCTGGATAATAAAATAGGCTTGATTAATATGGCAATACAACGAAACCTTGATAGCGAGCTTGAAAAAATAAGGGAATTAAAAACCGAAAAAGGTAGATTGAATAGATTAAGTCGTTTCTTTGAAGCGATGAGAACTATTGAAAATCTTCCACCTGAAAATATTAGTTTTATTGAACAATTAGAACAAAATACACAAATTAATTAAAGCAACAAAAAAGTCCCCTGCTACTAACAGAGGACCTACACTGACAATCCAATGCTACCAACAAAGGATTGTCAAAGTACCATACAAGGCAGATGCCCTGATATAATACCAACCACAAAGATATTATATCACTTAAGCACCTGTTTTGTAAAGGTGTTATTTTTATACCCAAAATACAGGAGAGTGATATAATATGAAAAATAAAATAGCAGTATATATAAGAGTATCGACAACACATCAGATTGATAAAGAAAGTCTACCCTTTCAGCGTCGAGAGCTTGAAAACTATGCCAAATATGTTCTCAACATTGATGATATGGAATTTTTTGAGGACGCAGGCTATTCCGGTAAAAATATTATGCGACCTGCTTTTCAATCTATGATGTCAAGAATAAGGCTCGGAGAGTTTTCTCATATTTTAGTTTGGAAGATTGACAGAATAAGCAGAAATATTATTGACTTTGCAAATATGTTTGAGGAACTTAAAAAGTTAAATGTAACATTTGTATCAAAAAATGAACAGTTTGACACATCTTCTGCCATAGGCGAAGCAATATTGAAAATTATACTTGTATTTGCAGAGCTTGAAAGAAATTTAACTGCCGAAAGAGTTTCTGATGTTATGATAAGCAGAGCATCTACAGGTCAATGGAATGGTGGGCGTGTTCCTCTGGGCTATAATTATGATAAAGAGAACCACACCTTTACAGTCAATCAACAGGAAGCTGAAATTGTAAAATTTATTTTTGATTATTACATAGATAACGGCTCTATGGTTTCCCTTGTAAATGCTTTAAAAGATAAAGAAATAAAGACTAGGACTAACGGAGCTTTTTCCCTTTCAGCTGTTGCTACTGTTCTAAACAATATATTTTATACTGGAAAATACAGATATAATTACAGAAAACAAGGAGATAGACAGCAAGTAAAGCCCGAGTCTGAATGGATTGTTATTGATAACCACCACCCTGCTATAATATCCGAAGAAGTTTTTAAAAGAGCCGAAGAAATAAAGCAAACTAATTTACGATTGAAAAATGAAAAAGGTAAAATTGTTAAGAAAAATAATATTCACTTGTTTGCAAACTTATTGGAATGTGATGTGTGCCACAATAACTTTTCATCTTCTTTAGATAGACCAAGAGTAAATCAAGGTGGCTATAGACACTCTATGTATAATTGTTACGGCAGAAGAATTGGAGCTTGTAAATCAAAGTATGTAAGCGATGTATATTTAGGCAAATTTGTGTTTAACTACATAGCGAATTTGTATAAGGCATACTGTTCATTTGGAAAATCTACTACATTTGAAACCTTTAAGAAAAAGATGTTGAGAGGTAATATTTTTTCTGACATAAAAGAAGTTACCAATTTAGAAGGTATTTACAATATCTTTTGTTCAAAGTATAATGATAAAGCAACAGCAAATATTATTAATTATAAAAATACTCAACAGGATTTGGGAAATGAACTTCGTATCGCCCTTAGCGAAAAAGGTAAATATGAAAGAGCTTTGGCTCGTTTAAAAGATGCTTATTTGTTCTCTGATGATGCTATGACCCAAAATGAATATATCAGTCAAAAACATAGTATAGAAGTAAAATTAAGTGCTACAAATAAGAAACTGGATAAGTTGCAAAGTAAGGACGATACACCTTTTGATGATGTAGAATTTTTAAATATTCTATCCTATTTTATTTTAAATCAGAACTTACAGGATAAAAGAGAAATTGATTTTGTAGATTTTATAACTTCCGTAGATAAGAAAATAATATCAGATTTTGTACATAAGATGTTTGTTAAGTTTATAATTTCTAAAGGTAAAATTAAATCAATGACATTCAGAAACGGTATTACAAATACATTTGTCTATGATGATTAAAAGTTATAAATATTTATTTTTATGAATAATACTGGTTACCATAACTGTTGGTGACGCTATGTTTTTAAAAACAAATGCACCCAAAACAGGTAAGTTCAGGGCTTAAAGATTAGGTTGGATAAACATATAACCGAATTATTCATTCAAAGTAGGTTTAAACGCCCTGCTTTTACAAAAGTTTGATTGAATAAAAACTTTATATTTTGTATATTTATAAAAAGGAGATTGCCTATTTCAAGCAATCTCCTTTTAGGTATTTAAAAAGCACCATTGAATTAACTTCAAAAGTGCTTATTATTATATATCCCTTTTTTTCTGTTCTAAATAATGTTTATAACTTTCCTGTGCCTCTGGTGGTGCATCTTCTTTTAATCTTGGAACAAGGTTTTTATCTCTATACCACCAATCTTTATTACTCATCCAGTAATGTTCTAATATTCTCATCAAATCATCTCCTTAAATAATTCAATAACTTAGGATTTAACATACTTAAACTTGTGAATTACAATTTACAAGTTAAGATAGGGTTATTAAAAGTTGAAAAACATATTATTTTTTAGATTTTATCATTTTTAATCTTCATCGTCTGAATCTACTACATCATACATTTCTACTTTTGAAAGAATATAGTCAACATCTGCTTGCATTTGTTTATGTTCTTCTTCTGATAAGTCATCATCATATACACCGTCTAAAAATCTAGGAATGTGATGACACAACTGGTTATGCACTCTCTTTTCAAGTATATTATGTCTTATCTCATATTCCCCTATGGTAATTATCCATATTGCTAGAGAGGTGCTATCTTTAATCAACAAATCATCATCTTCATCTGCCATCCAGTTAGTAATCTTCTCAGCTGTTTCACAACCTTTTCTCCCTAAAAGATTAAAGCAACCTATTACACCATCTTTATAATCTTGATATGTTAATTCAGGGTCTACACGCATATTACACCCATTCCCTTCTCTTAAAAACTTGTTAATTATTAAAAATCGTTTTATGATATATCCCTTTTTTTCTGTTCTAAATAATGTTTATAACTTTCCTGTGCCTCTAGTGGTGCATCAGGCTTAATCGTAAATGTTCCGTTTTCTCTTTGAATTATCCAATCATCATTTGACATCCAAAATAAGTCCAATTTTCTCATAATATTCCCCTTTTCTTACCTTTATTTATAGTAGAATAAAGTATTTCGCTATAAACTATTTTATAATATAAAAACAGATTTACATTTTTCTCTATATGTGGTACTATGTATATGAAGTGTAAAAATGATATTATAACAAAGTTCAATAATTATGTATTGTACAAATATAATAATAATATCATATAGTAGATATGAAAAAGCAAATTATTCAACTTATTATAAGCATAATTAGATTAATATGGTCAATAGCTATGTTAATCTTCATAGTGATGTTATTTAAAGATATTATAACTGGGTTATTATAATAAACCTAGTTTTTTACTGTATTTTTTCTCCATATACATAGCATACATCAGAATCTATAGTAATTTTATTATTCCAAACAGTATTACTATGAATATTTGGGTTAATATCCCACGAAACACAATGATTATCGTCTACATATACTCTACTAAAATTACTTAAACCAGCAAGATTTTCAAAAACTGTGTCCTGTTTTATAAGTGGAGCGACATTATACAGCCTTTTTTCGCCGTTATCAAACTCTAAAGTAAGGGTATAATCATCATTAGCAACAACAGACACTATCGTTCTTCTTCCCTTTGAAAAATATTCTGCCATTTTAATATTAAAGCCTTTTGATAAATAATACTCAATATTTTTACCCATTAATTATACCCATTTATATACTTACAAACTACTTTTTCTTTCTTGCCAAATACACTAAGCAACCTAAAGCTATAGCACAAGCTGCTACAGAAGCCAAGCCCAAAGTTGTTATACCATTTATAATCAAAGTCATAACATTCAAAATTAAAAGTACCACTAAAAATCCTACACTAAATCCCTTATCCAT